CCAACTGGTGTCCCGAAGAGGATTCGAACCTCCGACACCCGCTTTAGGAGTACAGCATAATAATCAGTAATTTCAACGACTGTAGCACCTGTTATCGCAGCAAGTAACACGGTATCACATTAATGCTGCTGCCTGATTTATAATTTCAAAATCAACGTGAGTATATATATTGGCTGTCATTTGAATATCGGCATGTCCCATCAGATATTGAGCGGTTCTAATATCCACACCTCGTTTTTGCAGATTTGTACAAAATGTATGACGTAAGGAGTATGCAGAAATATCTGTAGCTAGTGGGAACGGTGGTAGTAGTTGGTTTCTATATACTTTACATCCCATATCAATATTCATTAACCTGCAGAGGTGTGCCCATGCTCGCCTTTTGTTATCTTTATTCAAAGCCTTTCCATATCTATTTTTACAGAGTAGCTCAAAAGGGCTAGCTGAAGAAGGAATAAACTGCGCAAGTCCATCTACGATTGGAACGTATCTGTCGGCAGCCTTTGTTTTTGTTCCGCGTATATGTAAATATTTGACATCCTCACGCATTACTATATCTCTGAATTCAACTGATGAAGCTTCAGATGGTCGGCATCCAGCATAGTACATTAACGCAAAATAAAGAGGTTCATAATGTTTGTCTAGCACATTTAAAAAATGCTTTTCTTCCGAAACTGTGAGTGATCGTCTAGGATTATAATATCCAGTTGGTTTTGCAAGATATTCTGTGGGGTCACTATTGATGAATTTGTTTATTTTTGCGTATTTAAAAATAAATCGCAACATTTGATATGTGTCATTTATAGTGGCTTTAGACTTATCTGCTTTTAGATTTAATACCTGCTGACACGTGATAGGAGACACATCTTTAAGAAGCATTGATCCTATCTCCTTGAGTACATATGACTGCATTTTTTGTAGATACTTCTCACGAGTAATAGAACTTTGTCTCACCTTATATGTTTCAACACACTCAATTGCCCAGGATGATACTGTCCGCTTTGCAGGGTTGATTAATTCATCATTCTCAAGAGATTGACGTTTTAATACAAGCTTTTCAATAGCTTCTCGTTCAGTCTTTCCATATACACAATAACGTTTACCATTATATGTGAACGATCTACGTATATATTCCATATCAGCCTCCAAAATTTAGGCACAAAAAGTGCCCTGCTTGTAATAACAAGGCATCGCTGATATACTTTTGTTGGAACTTTGTGTATCGAACAACGATGCCAATTTCTACGACCGCATCTGTTGCCGCAGGTGCGGGTGTTTGCTGTTAAAGATAGTATCAAATAAAAAACTAATGTTGCAAAAATGTAACATTAATGTATAATTTAGTTAACAAAGATAACTTGTGAAGGATAAACACTGGGTCCCAGAATGGGGTAAGCACTATATGCCGAGCATTCCTATGTGCCTGGGGTTATCTTTTTTTATTTGAGCTTTTTAGACTCTCTACAAATTTCTTTGGGCTCTTCTGAATTTCACATACGATAAATTCTACGAATTGTTGTGAATAAGTATAGTGATCTTGATTACCTATAGTATGTTTATAAGCGTACTTAATTTCGCGTTTTATATCATAAAAGTCAATTATTAAATTTAGTACGTATTGATTAAATCCTTTTTCATAGCCTAGCTTTATGCTTTTTTTCTCTAATTTAGTACGAACTGCTTCTATGACGTTCCCATAAGAATACTTATGTGTGTCTGAAGGATCTTTAAGTTCTTTCATTATTGAAACATTGTTATCTGATCCAGTGGCAATGCTTACAATGAAGTCAGCTTCAGCTTTCCTTTTTGTTATAAAAAGTTTCTGTTTTATTGGTATGGCAAATTTATCTGAATCATATGTTTCCGTTAACACATCAATGTCATTTGCTTGTTGAATAAGTTTTTCAGCAATTTCAGGTGGGTATTTCAACTTAATATCTTCATTAGTCAAATCTTCATACCTAGCCGTTATAGTTAGAAAACCTTGAGAAATATATCTAGTTATATCTTTGTTATGGAAACGATTCAACTCATTCACATAATTTAAAACACATGCTTGAAATAAGGGTGCATACTTAACTTCATAATCTTCCGTTATAAGATGAGTACTGATATTTCTTAAATCAACAATTTTTTCTAAATTCAATCTTATACGAGTATCTTTATCAGAGTAGATTTTTTTAATCGTATCCGATATGCTGATAGTTCTATCTGGTTTCTTTGCATAATAAATATCCTCGCCTCTATTGAGAAGTTCTGCCTTTAACATTAATTCCCAAGCATTTACTATAAAAAAAGAAAATCCTTCAATTCTGTATTTTATTGTTGGTTTGTTGTAAACCTCTAAAGCTAATAAAAACGCTTCGATACTCTTATTTACAAGTTGTGGAACCATTGACCTTGTCTCAATCAATTCTCTTGATTTTTCGCAACTCATTAACTACTCCTTTCTATAATAGATACTCAAAAATAGAATCTCATCTAGCATGATAGGTACCTATGCACTCACCAACAATAACTACATCATCTACATCAACAAATAGAGCTGCATAATCTGAGTTGCATGGTTGCAGTAACATTTTATTATCCGTTTTGTATAGTTTCTTTAGTGATGCAGATTCCTCAGCACCATAGCATACTGCATATATCTCTCCGTCAATGAAGTCAAAATCTTTCCTCAGGAAAGCAACATCACCATCATATATATTGGCATCAATCATTGAGTCACCTTTAACTCGTAGGCAGTAATCCGCCTTAATGGATCTATCCACGAAGAAGTAGCCTTCGAAATTTTCCTCGCAATGAATGCCATTACCAGCACAGATTGTACCCAGGATAGGAATTTGTCGACCAGCTGGCACCATGATATTTGATGGGAGCGGACGTTTATGGGATATATCAATTTGTTGGTTCCCGTCAATCTGCATTAGCAACTCATCTATTGATATGCCCATAGCAATAGCAATTTTATTAACTGTTTCAATTGAAGGAACGATATCTCTATTATTTTGAGGGTGTTTTCCTCTTTCGAGCATAGAAATGTAACCCTTGCTTAATCCAGCTTTATCTGCAAATTCCTGCATTGAAAGGTTATGGTTTTCTCTGAATTTTTTTACATATAATCCTATGTGCATAATAGTGCCCCCTCCCTTGCGCGTGTTTATTATAGTACACATACAACACCATAGCAATAAAAAAAGTTTACCGAAATAAACAAAAAAGTATTGACTACAAATGTTTACCATAGTAAACTACAAAACAAGGAGGGTGAAATGAATACAAGAATAAAAGAAATAAGAGAGAAAAAAGGCATAGGACAAGTTGAACTTGCTGAAAAATCAAAGGTTTCTCGAACAGTAATATCACAGTTAGAAAATGGCAAGAGAGATATCATAACTTCAGATACCATGAAAAATATTGCAGATGCACTAGGAGAGCCGGTAGGAAATATTTTTTTGTTTTAAAAGTTTACTGTATAAAACAGTGATGAAGAGGGAGAACCAAGATGGAGAAATATATAAATCAATTGAAGAGGCTGTTATCTGGGGATATCCCCCAGATAGATATGGAATTAAATTATGACTCCATAGCAAAAAATACTACAGAGTCATAGAGGTTACTCAACTAATAAATCTTTAAACATTGGGAAGAGTTTGTTGTAGGTGAAAAAGTGTTCTCTGATAGAGTTCAAACCTTCAGCACTAATGCTTAAACTCCCATTTATTGCACCGATAGCTGAATCAATTGCAACAGCTATCAAATAGCATTCACGCGGATTTTTAATAGGTTTATGAGTAGACAATTTCTTTAGAACAGATGTGATTAGTGGAGTTAATTGTGCAAATTCTGAATTTTGGTTAAAAAACGGATATTCAGGTAAGACTGCTATAGCAGAAGAAATAGCAATACAATCCTGATTGGTTAAGGCATAATTTAATTTTTTCACATTAGTCTCCTTTCTGAAATACAAGTGTTGTTAAGGGGATTATACACCTAGGAAAGAATTAAAGTCGATAAAAAGAATGATGAGAGGGATTATGAAATGAGAGTTGTTACTTTTACAGCGATAGTAATACTGGCGATAGCTGTGATACTGCTGGGAGTTGCAGTTGTGTGCAATAACAGAGAAATCGAAAAGCTGCATAAAGACTTAGATAGTGAAGTTCAAAATTTGCGTAACCGCATACTAAGAATAAAGCTGAATCAACAAGCTCAAGAAAGAAACAATCAATGTCGCAGCACTCAAAGCAATCGAAGATACAGCTAGCTAAACGGAAATTATATCACAAAGAAAAGAGAGCTGAAGGGGGAGAAGGACTATGCATGAAGTAATTAATTATCTTCCATCGGCACCAGATTGGCCACAGGCAATTGAAGTTCGATTCTATCTATCACGCCACGATTGGTGTGAACTTCAAAAGAAAGAATGTTGGAAGCAGGTAGCTGAGTATCTGGCCCAACTGGAAACAAAACATAACCAGACGTAGCAGAAAGAGCGGGTATGTTAATAGGTATTTCCATCGAATAATGCTTTTCTTGATTAGTCACAGTTGAACCAGAGCGGCTAGTTCGAGAGAGCACTATATCAGGAACCTCTAAACAATGAATGGGTTTATCTTCAATGATTAAATTAATAGCTGTTATAGCAACAGGTAGAGTTGATTCATTAGAAAAGCTCATATAGAGAAGAATGAAGTTCGTTCTACTTTTAATTAATTTAGACAATATTCTGATTCTTATATTGAGGCGACTCTTTAGCCACATATAGAACCATGAAGAAAAACCACCGAGAAGCCCAATGATAGAAATAGTTATAGAAATCATATCGAAAGTTGTCATTTGAATCCTCCTTATAAAAATTTTGTTAGGAAGATTATACATCAAAGGAAGGACAAGGACATGGACAAACAAGTAATAGTACGAGACATAAAAAGGGAAGTTGGGAACTGGCCATGCCAGTCTGACATAGCTAGGTATCTAGGAAAATCTAGAGACTACGTAATGACTCTGATGGAGGGGTGTGAATACATCACCGACGGAAAGAAAAAGCAATATCTTGCATCAGATGTAGCAGAGCGACTAATGAGTAAAAGGAGGAGCAACTAATGAAAAACACTATAGAAGCAATAAAGTTTATGTTTTCTAACGAAGAAGGTGAATTTGAACCAATCGCAGTAGTTGGCACAATCGCAGCTACACTATTCATCCCAATGCTTTGGATAGTCTTATACGCATTGGGATGCAAGTAAGGAGGAGTTATGACAAAAAATAAAGACAAACTAATAATATTAGACCGCAAGATTTTGCCACCGCCCCAAAACGTAAAGGGTTGTGAACAGTTGTTTGTTCGATTCGAATATAAAGGGAAACAGGGGAAACTACTTGATAGGGTTTACGGAGAAAGTCCTGAATGCGAAGGAGATTACGTTGTAATGTACGAGTTCCAAGCCTCTGTCTTTTCAACAATTTACGAACAAACCATTGCGTTCTCAACGTTTACAGATGAGGAGTTTTTAGAAGCCTTTAACGAAGAATTTCCACAGTACGGGCTTGTATCAGCAGAGGCAAGGAGTTTGGAATGGTAATTAAAACATTTATCATCGGCATGGTGCTAGTAGGCATCACAGTGATACTAACCGAGTTACATCGATACATGGTGTACAAGGCAGAGATTGAACAGGAGGAAAGAAATGGAAGGTTTATGTAAAAACTGTGGGCAGATGCATTTAGTGTCTGCAGATACTCAGGAAGAAGCGGACAGAATCGCTAGTGAATCATGCGATTGTGAGAATGAAGCAAAATGGCATCACATGATGGAAGAGAATGTTGAAATGTTATGTGGAGAGCAGTCGAGGAATCTAAACTTCATACCGCTAGATGATACAAGTCTTAGGTATGTGAAAACAACATGCGAACTGATCCATGCAGGATTTATCAGTAATGCAAAATTCAGTGCTGCCAACAGCGAAATCAAAATCAATGGAGTGGCCGGAAAGGTAGACATCAAGCGTACCAAGAAGCAGACAAACCAGATGACAATCTAGGAGGCATATATGGATATCGATAGAAGAAGGCGTTATTTTGGGGGCTTGTTATCAGAGGAACAATTGACTAGAACAGAGCTTCCAGAGATTGAAGATGCAATAGTAGAAGAACTAGCACTCCCTATAGTTAACTGTGAAGAATCAGCGACTCAGGACGCTGACATATGGGGAAGAATTAAGTTTGAGTAGGAGGGCAAATGTTAAAAGCTTCATGGTGGCTAATTATGACAATGTTACTAGTAGGATTAGCAGCAATATATGAATACATAGAGGGCAAATTCAAGAATGCAAATATATTATTTCTGATATTTGACATAGGAATGATTATAGCACTTGCTTTTCCAATTGGGTGGCTGATGTTATGAGTAAGCTAGACAATTACTATCAAAACTGCCCATTTCCTAAACCAAAGACAACAAAGAAAAAGAAAAAAGTCAATGGATGGAAAAACAAAAAGTACAGGAGATGTAAGTATTGCGGAGAAGGGAATGCAGAAAGACATGAAGTATTCTTTGGAGCTAATAGACAAACATCTATTGATAACAAGTTCCAGGTAGATGTGTGTCGAAAACACCATGAGGAGCTTCATGCCAACAGTACAGAGTGGGCAATAAGCGAAAATAAAAAGCTTAGACAACATTATCAGCTGAAATATGAAATTGAGCTGATAGAGCAAGGCTATACAGCGGAGAAAGCAAGAAGAAAATGGATGCGGCTAATTGGCCGCAATTACTTGTAGGAGGTATCAAGATGAATTGGACAGTAGTAACAGTAACGGCACTTGTATGCCTAACACTAGCATTCATGGTAGCGGTAGGCGATAAGAGGAAATAATGTTTCGCGTTAAATCAGAATGTGATGTGTGTGGTTTTGAGCATCCGACACCAGGAGATAACCGAGCGTTCAGGTGGTGCCGGAGAATACGTGGCACAGTATGTGATCAGTGCTGCAAGAAGTGTGAGTATAACGACGACTGGCATTGCAGATTTGATCCTGTCGGCAAAGCTCGTATGTACGAACTAACCTACGCTAACAATGATGACGAGCGCAGAATATCAAAATTTGAAGACCGCCTAAGGCAAACGAAAAACGAATCATCAAGAGAATTAATGAACAATATTATTGAGCAGATTAAAGAGAGAATAGCTGAACGAGATAAAGAATACGAGAGTATTCACAGTGGGGAAGTTATTCTGACAAAGGAGTAAATCATGGAAAGAATCAACGAAGCAAGAGCGAAAATCACAGAGGAATCGCTGAAAATTAAGGGTGCGTTGGCTACATTTATTGAAGAAACAGTAAACGAGCACTGCACCACAGAAGAAGTAGCAAACAAGATCCTTGATGGTAAGAAGTCCATCAAGGATTTAATAAACGATATAAGAAACAAAGCAAAAGAAAAAGCTGTTAATAACATGGCTGCAATCTCAGATGAAGAAGTGAGAGGAATGGTACTGAAGTATTACGAGATTGACGACACCAAGTCACAGAGTGCAGATGTAGTAGATATCCTGGATCTGATTTAAGGAGTCAGCTATGGAATACATATATCGCAATATAGAGAATATTCCTGTTGATATTGAGTATCCAGATGATTTTGAAAACACAGTTACGAATACACTGTGTAAACCAATCATATACAACAGGTTTAAGAAGGTGGCACATTGCCCAAAGTTCGGAGAAACGTTTGATTACGTGGACACGATGAAAAAAGGAGACTTGGTGCCATATAGAGGAGAGAACAGAGTAACAATGCCTCATACATGCCATCCAGTGATTTGTGGCCAAACATACGTGTGGATGTTCTATAGGAATGAAACAATCTACTTCGTAGTTGCATATGCTTCCTGGATATATAACGGAGAAAAAGTTGCCGATATGAGGGATGTCACACAGATATATATAGAGCAGATTGTGTGTATATCTAGAGAAGAACAATTCATGTTTGCGTATCAAGGAGCATATCGAGGCGGATGGACGAGATGCCAAGATGGTTCAATTCACCTGATAGATAAAGGCTGTGTACATAACTTTGTAACTATGGAGCAGTTACAAAATACATTTCTGAAGTACATGGATATACATGTTAGATGGGCAGATTACATGATAAAGGAATCTGCAGTATGTGCAAAGTATCCTCAGGTGGAATTTATAAAAAAAGCCGGATTAGAAGAACTTGTTGAACGCAAGGTTATGAAACAACCATCCTACATAGGACCAAACTGGAGAGCAAAGTCAATTCCTAAACTTCTAGGGATCACGCACCAGGATATAGAGAAACTTAAAAGCTGGGGAATGTTTGATGTAGATAATATCGCAACCTACAAAATATTAGCTAGTCAAGGCAAAGTGAAGAAGTACCATATAGGACTTGTGAAAAGCAAATTCCAAACATCGGAGCTATACGAGAATAGGAAAACAGAAAACTTTGTGAGGCTAGCGACGTATTTTGATAAACAAAAGAAACGAATGAAGGAAGATAGTAACTACATCAATCACAGCATTAAGTGGATGTACAAGGATTACATTAAGCAGCTAGAGGAATTGGGATACCCGTTAAATGATTATTACAGATACCCAAAGAATCTTAAAGAAGCACATGATCGCATATCAGAAGAATATCTAGCTATGAAGGACAAGATAAGGAAGGAAGCGGATAAAAAACGACAATCAAAGTTTGAAAAAGAGTTTCTGCCAAGATTGGAAAAAATGTGTTGGAGAGATAACAAGTATCTTATAAGGCCTCTAAGGAACAGGACAGAGTTCAACAAAGAAGGTCGCAACAATCAAAACTGCGTAGCCTCTTACTATGAAAGAGCAACAGATGGAGGAACATCGATATTTGTATTAAGAAAGGTAGGAGCTGAAGAAGAATCGTTTGTGACTGTTGAAGTTGATTTAAAAACGATGGAACTAAAGCAGTGCTACGGTAAAGGCAATAGACTTCCTGAAGAGGGAGTAAAAGAGTGGGCGGAAAAGTGGCTAGCGAGAATGGCGAAAAAGAAACACAAAGCCACAATGAAAGGAGCAGCATAATGAACAAGATTACAAATGTTGAGTACGAAGTACAGAAAGAATTGGTTGATAAAACAACAGAAGAGCTACAGATAGAAGTCAATGGACTATATCACCAGATGGAGATGATAGGCAACATTGCAATGATGATTGCAGCAAATGCCGGACAAAGGCTATTAGTCATTAAAGATAGGTTAAATCATGGTGAGTTTGAATCATGGTGTGAATCACATCTAGATTTCTCAAAGCGAAAAGCAGAGATGATGATGTCTCTGGCCAAAAGATGCGAGGAAGAAAATAGCCTTTTTTCAAAAACGCAAACGTTTGCGGATTTGAGTATTTCCAAGATCTTCACGCTATTAGCAGCACCTGAAGAGGTTGCTGTAGAGGTAGTGGAAAATAACGATATTTCCGAAATGACTGTTAGAGAACTGAAGGAAGAAATCGCAGATCTTAAATCTCAAAATACAGAAATAGTTGAACTAAAGAAATGGATTAAGAAGCTGGAAGAAGAAAAGAACGAACTAGGAGCAAGCTCTGATGAACTCGAGAAAAGAGATAAAGAGATTGAAGAGCTGAAAGAAAAGCTTAAGAAAGAAAAGGAAAAGTTAAAGAAGAGCAAGAGTGATACTGATGAAGAGGTTAAGAAAGCTCTTGAAGAGGCAAGAGTTGAATTAGACAGAGAGATTGAAAAGGCTGTAGCAACTGCAAAGGTTCAGGCTAAAGCGGAAAATCTAAAGACTGAAGAGGAACTATCAAAGGCTAGAGCAGAAGTTGAAAAGCTAAATGCAGCAGTAGCGAGTGGAGAGGTACTAACAGCATTCAGGATTAATGTTAACAATCTGCAGACTACATTCAATGAGTGCATGAATCAGCTTGGACAGATGGACAAAGAATCTTCAGAGAAGTTTAAAGGAGCACTAAAGAAGATTCTTACAACTGAACTCGAAACATTGAACAAATAAAGAGGTCAACATGGAAGACAAGATAATAATGGACTTCCTAGCAAGTGAATTCGTATCAGAAAAGAAAAGGCTACCAGAGGGAGTAGAGATAGATGCACTAGCAATAGGATTTCAAGCAGGAACAAACCTGAGAAGGGAAAAGGCGGTATATCAATAGTAACTGTTAAGAGGGCCATCAGACTTCAAAGCGGAAGTAGATGGGAAACCAAAGAAATAAAGATAAATAAAGAAGGAACTGTTCTTAAAACAAATTATGACACATTTGAAAAGGCGTGTGCAGCTGCAGAAAGGATGATGAATTAATCATGAAGATGACAACAAAAGAATTTTTAGAAACTGCAAATGCAGAGATGGGTCGTAAGATTTGGGAACATTACGGCAAAGAGAGACAAACAAAGAAACTTGTGGAAGAACTGGCAGAACTAATTACAGCGATAGCCAGAGATGATATAAGAGGCGTTCGTGAGGAAATGGCAGATGTAGAAGTCATGATAATGCAGTTCAAGCAAGGGTTTGACATCGATACACTACCCATCATGAATTATAAGTTAAATAGAACGATGGCAAGAATAGAAAAAGAAAACAACAAATAGTTTATAGAGGCGGTGGTTTTAAAATATCTCCTTTCGATCATAAAACGTACAAATCATATAGCTGTGATAAATCACCGCCTTTATATATAAGGAGAAAGAATGAATCAAGTAATACTAATCGGAAGACTAACTAGAGATCCAGAGCTAGTCTATACACCAGGAAATCAGACAGCAGTTACACGCTTCAGTATAGCTGTTGATAGGAGAGATAAAGAAAAGACTGTAGACTTCATCAGAATAACAGTATTTGGCAAACAAGCTGAAAACTGCGACAGATACCTACACAAGGGCAAGCAAGTAGCAGTTAACGGAAGAATCCAAACAGGCAGCTACAAGAACAAAGAAGGACAGACAGTATATACAACAGATGTAATAGCAAACAATGTTGAATTCCTGGGCAGTAGCCAGCAAGTAACTCCAAGGCAGCCAGACGAAGCATATAGCGATAGTGCACCAAACTATCAAGAAGAGCTACCAGATGCATTTGAGGCAACTGAAGAGGACATACCATTTTAGGAGGTAAATAAAATGACACTTGAAGAGGCTATAAAACATTCAGAAGAAGTCGCAGCAACAAGTTGTGATGAATGCAGAGAAGATCATGAGCAGTTAGCTATATGGCTTAGAGAGCTAAAGGAAATCAAAGAAAAATCAATTACAATTCCAAACAATAGTACTGTATGGGAAGTTGCAAAAGCGCTTATAGATGCTAGGGGAAAAGTCAAGACGTGGAGTGGCAACTACCAAATAGGCAATATATATGATACAGACGAAATTGCAAGCATTGGAAAACACTTAATGAATTATGCAAGTGTTGAAGATTCAGACACATATTACGAATACTGGAAGTAATAAAAGATATGAAACTGTAGCAACTAACTTAATAAGGATAAAGAGCACAAAATAGTAGGTAACTTAACTACATAAGCTACAGATCATATAAATCTGCAGATGGTCGCAAGGCCATCTGCATAACCTTAGGAAATAAAAACTACATATATATAGAAGAAAACAGTCCGGTGCAAGTCCGGAGTAAAGGTTCATTAGAGTATTAATAATAGAGCCATATAGGATGGGAAGATAAATGTCGAAAGTAATTAGAGAGATATGTGCAGCTGGAGCTGTAATAGATGTTGCTATCAGGATGACGTTAAGAGCATCTAAAGGTTGCAGAAAAGAAAAAAAGAATAAGACCAATGAAGCTGTGCAGAAATATAATGATCGCCTATCAGTTAAGACATTAGCTAGATTATTAAACATGAACTTTTTCCCTGGAGATTTTCACACCACTCTAACATACGCAGAGATAATGAGTGTTGAAGAGGCTAAACATCAGCTGTCTTTATTTATTGACAGGATGAGACGAGAATATGCAAAGCAAGGTAAGGAATTTTATTACGTTGCTGTTACGGAATATAAAAACAAAAGAATACATCATCACATCGTGATGAATTACATAGATGGTTCGATTATCGATAAGCAGTGGAAGCTAGGTCACATATGGTTATCCACACTGGATAGATCTCGTAATTACACAGAGCTTGCAGAATACCTGGTTAAAGAGACACAACAAACATTTAGAGATCCTGAGAACTCGACAAAGAGAAGATGGACAGCAAGCAGAAATCTGAAGAGGCCGATTGTTAAAAGAGAATATGTGAGTATTGCACAGCTGTTTGACGAGCCTAAAGCTTTTAAAGGATATCAGCTTGACAAGGATTCTGTTAGAAAGTTTGAGAATCCAATCACAGGACTTGAGCATAAAGAGTATCAAATGATAGCCACCGATCCAGTGCCAAGGATAAAGACGTGGCGCAAGGGAAGAATAGTTAATAGACAAGAAGGATATATCCGCATGGCCGAAATAGAACAGGTCAGCTTTGAGGACTTAGTTAGCGTAGACACTCTGTAAAGAGTGGTTGGTTTTGGTAGGTGAAATATGACAGCAAAAGAATTTATGAATGAGTATCGGAGAATTGGCGAGCGAATAACACAGCTTGATAATCAGATTTTTGATATAGAACAAACGCTGGGAGTTAAGGCGGTAAGTTATGATGGAATGCCGGGCGGTGATAGTATTAGCAAGATAACAGAGGATACAGCTGTTAAACTAGCAACTTTGAGAGAAAAGCAAAAGAGATTAAGAGACGAACTCTGGAAGCAAAGAGTTAAGATTGAAGAGGCTATCTACAAGCTGTCGAATGCAGATCATGCAGAGGTATTGCGCAGAAGATACATAAGAATGCAGACCTTTGAAACAATCGCGGAAGAAATGTATATGACTGAGCGATGGGTATACATTCTACATGGGAGAGCACTACAAGATATAGCAAACCAACAAAATTACAAAACAGTTCAGTAAAATTCATGGTGCACCCATGCTATAGTGTACGTGGAGATAAACCATGAATAACTCCTTAGATAATATTGTTCAAGCGGTAGCGAGAGCTACCGCATTTATTATGCAATTATGATGACAAACGAAGAGAAAAAGAAAGAAGCGAAACGGAGATATAGCGAGGGCTATTCGATTCCAGAAATAGCTTTAGAGCTAGAAATAAATGAGAACACTTTGAGGTCCTGGAAAAGACGCGGTGAATGGAGAGCTAGCGCATCAAAGAAAGTTGTGCAGAAAAAAGAACAACGAAAAGCCACAAGCAAGACTCTAAAGAAAATGCTCAAAGAGGATTCTGAAAATCTTATGCAAAATAATTTTCTTACATCTAAGCAAAAATTATTTTGCGCATATTACTGCAATTGTTTCAATGCGACACAAGCCTATCAAAAGGCATATGGATGTAGCCGTAAAACAGCAGGCACAGCCGGCTACAATTTATTAAAAAAATTAGAGATTCAGAAGGTCATTGAGGAAATACAGCAAACAAAATTAGCTACGGCATTGGCAAAAGACACACATGTTAATGAAGCTCAACACCAGTCAGCACAAGAGATTAGAGGACTCGATATGCAAGAGAAACCTGCACGGGGCAGCATGGGAGTAGGGGTCATGCAAAATATACCCCGCCCTGATAAAAATGGCCCCCATAGGGGGTTGTTCGAGAAGAACAAGAAGAGGGTATATGCCACACAGTCGGTGTGTGCAATCTGTGGACACCCGGTGGACTTCTCCCTTAAGTATCCAGATCCGATGTCAGCATGTATAGACCACATCATTCCGATTGTGAAAGGTGGACATCCAAGTGACATAGACAACTTGCAATTAGCTCACTTGACTTGCAACAGACAGAAGTCGGATAAGCTTGTTAGAAGTGATCAAGCTGTACCACAAGAGCAGACAGAATTAGGTAACAGAGTTTTACCTCAAAGCGTGGACTGGAGAACTTTTTAAACAATAAAAAAATTTTTTGGTCTAACTTCACAGGGGGCATGGGACCCTCCCTCCCCCTGCTCGCGACCTTCACGCCGTCACTACGAAAAAAAACACACGCTAACCCCGGATGAGGGGGTGTAATGAAAAATTTTTAGGAGAATGAAATGGCATATAGAGGCATAGGATATTTAAGAAATAAATTATCAATCAAAAGAGGCAGAGTTAAGACAAGATACATGTACTATGCCATGAAGCATAATGTACCAGATTTTGGGATTTCAACACCACCAAAGCTAAGGAATATGATGTCAACTCTTGGATGGTGTGGGAAAGCAGTAGATAGCATTGCTGATAGGCTTGTATTCAGAGAATTTGCTGATGATACCTTTGACATAAATGGCATTTATCAGGCGAATAACAGCGATGTGCTTTTTGACAGCGCAATTTTAGGGGCTTTGATAGCATCATGCTCATTTATTTATATATCGGCAGATGAAGAGGGCTTCCCAAGACTGCAAGTAATTAATGGAGATGATGCAACTGGCATACTAGATCCCGTTACAAATATGCTCGCAGAAGGCTATGCAGTGCTGAAGAGGGATGATAGCGGTATTCCGCAAATAGAAGCATACTTTACAGCAGAAAACACAATTATCTATGACAAGCAAACAGGTGCAGAAGTATATGATAATCCAGCACCGTATCCATTGCTCGTTCCGATAATCTATCGCTCTGATGCAGACAGACCATTTGGAAGATCAAGGATAAGCCGTGCATGCATGTCTATACTTGCATCTGCATCGAGGACTGTTAAACGCTCGGAAATCTCAGCAGAGTTTTTTAGCTTTCCACAGAAGTGGGTAACTGGACTCAGTCCTGATACGGAAATCTTAGATAAGTGGAGTGCGGCAATGTCCGCAATGTTTGCAATAACAAGTTCATCTGGACGAAACGAAAGTGAACCAAAATTTGGACAGTTTACACAGCAGTCAATGCAGCCACATAACGACCAGCTGAAAATGTTCGCTTCGTTATTTGCTGGGGAAACAGGTTTGACTATGGACGACCTCGGGTTTGTTACTGACAATCCGTCATCGCAAGAAGCTATTAAGGCATCCCACGAGACATTGAGATTATACGCAAAAAAGGCGCAGAGAAACTTTGGAACAGGTTTCTTGAATGCTGGATATCTAGCTGCATGTGTAAGAGATGATTTCGCATATAAACGTAGAGCTGTGTATAAAACAACACCTAAGTGGGAACCAGTGTTTGAACCAGATGCAGCAATGCTAAGTAGCATTGGAGATGGAGCAATAAAGATTAATCAAGCGGTACCTGATTATCTGGATGCGGAAGTGCTAAGAGACATAACAGGAATAGCAAGTAACAAGTAAGGGGATTCTATGAATGATATAGGCTTAGAGCTTCAGAAAAGCATAGAAACTGCGTTTAATGAAAGATTGGCGATAGATGTTGTTATAAAGGCGATAAAGCTCAAAGTTGAAAATGGTAAAGCAACTCAAAGAGATGTAACAATGCTATGCAAGAGGCTAGGGGAGATTGCTTCTAAAGTGCTGATAGAGAATATCAAGCCTGAGATGATGCCAAATGACAAAATGTATTGGAACATTGCAGAAAAGGCAATAAAACCGTTAATGATACAGATTCATGGCATTGTGAACAAAGTAGCTGCAGAGGTTGTCGAAGCTGAACGAAAGACAAATGGAATACATATCAAGCCAATAGAACCTGTATTCCCGGAAGAAAGAATAGAATCGCTTATAAACAATTTTGTAAATGCATATAATGCAGGAATTGAAGAGGATGGTTAAAACTCGAAAAGAAATGGCCGAACAGGCAATAAATAAATATCTTAATGAGCCAATAAAGAATATAACCCAAGCTTATTATGATGAGTTTGTCAAAGAAAATGCTGAAAGCTCTGCTCAGGTTGGATTGAAAACTATCGTGATTCGCAGAGAAATCGGCAGGTGTTGTGATTGGTGCGCTAGCCTTGCAGGAGAATATGAATATGGAGAACAACCAGCAGATTTTTTTAGAAGGCACGATTACTGTAAGTGTATAGTTTTATTTAAAAATATGAAGGGCAGATACACGGATGTTTGGAGTAAAAAAGAATTTGAGTCTGAAAAAGCAGCAAGAATTGAACGAATCAACGAGTTAGGAAATGAAAAAGCATCTGAAATTTCAAGACTAAAACGCATTGCCAGAAGTCAAGACAAGTTATATATTGACACCCTAGCCATTCATAAAAAATACAAAGTAGAGGGCACCATTTTACCAGATAAAAAGTCATATCTCATCAATGGCAAAAGATATGAATTGGACGGAATACAAAATCGTTTAGAATATAGTAACGATGAGCTGGAAACTGCGAAAGCAATAATCAAAGCCATCGGTGGAGATATACAGATGATGCCAAAAATAAATCGACCTAAAGAAATAAGAGTGGCGGATTATTTTAGGAATGGCAAGTGCAGAATTGATAAGAAAGAACCTAAGGGAGGAGGTAAGAACACAATTTATAACAATCTTATGTCCGCTAAGGACCAAGCAGAATATGTTGCACTGGAGATTAGATCGTGTAAATTGAATAAAAAGGAAATATATTCGAAGCTAGAGGAAGCATTTTGGTCATCACATTTAAGTTTCATTAAAGGAGTAATAGTGCTTGAAAACGATGAAGTAATAAATATATTCGAAAGGGTATAAAAAAGAGACTCCTGTCCCCCCCAAACAATGGGTGGGAGGGAGAGGAATCTCTTAATATAATAGCAATATATCACTATACTTATCTAAAGTCAATTCAGTCACCCAATAAAATTAGGAGGAGTTATGCCAGAGGTACGAATTGGAAGGCAAATCCCTACCGAGTTCGTTACACTGCCCTATTATAAAACTAAAGGGGCTGAGGCAATAAAGCTCTACAACAAAACTGGTAGGATAGCGCAAGAGTGGCAAGAGCTGCTCATATATGACATATTGGCACAGAATGAAGAAAAGCTGTGGACTCATACAAAATTTGGATATTCGGTGCCAAGACGTAACGGAAAGAATGAGGTTGTGGCTATAAGAGAGTTGTGGGGTTTAAAAAATGGCGAACACATCATGCACACAGCACATAGAACCTCGACAACACATTCAGCTTGGGATAGATTACTAAAACTAGTTACAAAAGCAAAGCTGCAGATTAAATCATCTTACAGAGCGTTTGGAAAGGAACATATTGAACTAGAAAATGGTGGAAAAATTGAATTTAGAACTAGAACTGCAAAAGGTGGACTGGGAGAAGGATTCGATTTACTTGTAATAGATGAGGCTCAAGAATATACAGATGATCAGGAATCTGCATTAAAGTATGTTGTATCGGATAGTAACAATCCGCAAACAATATATTGTGGTACACCACCAACACCAGTAAGCTCTGGAACAGTTTTTTTGAAACTAAGACAAAATGCCTTAGGTGGTAAAACAGTAAATACTGGATGGGCAGAATGGTCCGTAGATAAGAAAACAGATGTAAGAGATAAAGAAGCATGGTATCAGACAAATCCATCTTTAGGAACAATTCTTACAGAAAGAAAGATACTTGATGAAGTTGGAAACGATGATGACGACTTCAATATACAGAGACTTGGACTGTGGTTAAGATACAATCAAAAGTCGGCAATAAGCTCTAATGAGTGGGCGGAGCTTCAAGTACAGGCAATGCCTAAACTTGTTGGAGGCTTGTTCCTGGGAGTTAAGTACAGCAAAGATGGAACAAATGTTGCAATGTCTGTTGCATCTCGCACAGATGATGGACGAATATTTGTTGAATGTATAGATTGCAGACCAACAAGAGCAGGGAATAGCTGGATGATACCATTCATGATGAATCCAAATGTATATGACATAGTCGTAGACGGTGCTAATGGACAGCAATTGCTAGAAGAAAATATGCGGGAAATGAAACTCAAAGCACCGCTGTTACCAACTGTAAAAGAGATAATAGTAGCGAATGCTGCATTTGAGCAAGGTATATTCAGTAAAGAAATATGTCATGCTGGCCAACCATCATTAGCACAAACAGTAAGCAACAGTGAAAAAAGAGCGATTGGCACCAATGGTGGATTTGGGTATAAGTCATTAGCAGATAACATTGAAATCGCTTTAATGGATAGCACAATATTGGCATACTGGCTATGCTCAGAAAATAAAATACATGAAAAGCAAAAAATTAGCTATTAATGCAGCCTGAAGAGGCTGCTTTTTAGATATTTACGGGAACCACCCGGTAAGTGGTAGAAAGGTAAGGTGGAACATGAGTGATTTTACACCGATCACAACACAGGATGAGTTCGATGCAGCAATCAGAGAGAGATTGAATCGAGCAGAACAGAAGTTTGCTCAGAAGTATAGTGATTATGACGAAATTAAATCAAATAACGCTACTCTTGAGGAAACTATCGCAACCCAGACAAAGCAGATTGAAGAATTTACTGAAAAGCAGTCCGGACACGAAAAGGAACTTGCAGAGTTGCAAAATCGAATCAGCGTTTATGAAAAGAACGATATGAAGATTAGAGTTGCACACGAGGCAGGCATCCCATATGAGCTTGCAGGTAAGTTATCAGGTGATGATGAAGATGCTTTGCGAAAGGATGCAGAAACTTTTAAATCTTTTTTAGGCAAGCCTAAAACACAGCCGATGAGAGACACAGAGCCATCAGGCGGTGATATGAAAAAGGCTGCACTAAAATCAATGCTAGGTAATTTAAGAAAGGAATAAGAAACAATGGCAGAAACACTACAGATGGGAACAATGTTTGCACCAGAGGTGGTAGCAGATCTATTTAACAAGGTAAAGGGACACTCAACACTTGCTCAGCTATCAGGACAGATTCCAGTAGCATTTACAGGAAGCGATATCTTCACATTCTCAATGGATAGTGAAGTAAATCTCGTTGGAGAAGGTGGCAAGAAGGGCGCAGGTGGCATTAAAGCTGAACCTGTTAAGATTGTACCGCTTAAGGTCGAGTACGGAGCTAGAGTATCTGATGAATTCATGTATGCATCAGAGGAGAAGCAGCTCGATATCCTAACTGCGTTTAACGACGGTTATTCAAAGAAGATTGCACGTGGCCTTGACATCATGGCAATGCACGGAGTTAATCCAAGAGACAAGCAGGTGTCTTCACTGATTGGGGCAAAGAGCTTTGATACTGCAACTGGAGTAACAAAGGTTGACTACATAGCTGGAACTGAAGAGGCTGTGCTTGAAACAGCAGCTGCAGCAATCGGTGAGTATGATGTAACAGGATTTGCTCTATCAAAGACATTCGGAAGTGAGCTTGCAAAGATCAAGGTAAACGGAGTACCTCAGTATCCAGAATTTAGATTCGGTGCTAGCCCTGGTGCTCTTGGTGGTACTGCGTGTGATGTAAACAGCACAGTATCATTCGCAAACAAGGCTGTTGGATACGTAGGAGATTTTGCAAATGGGTTTAAGTGGGGATTTGCTAAGGATATTCCACTAGAAGTTATCCCTTACGGTGATCCTGACCAGACAGGAAAGGACCTCAAGGCATACAACCAGGTATACCTCAGAGCAGAAACTTATATCGGCTGGGGAATCCTAGATCCATCCGCGTTTGCTAAGATTATTAAGAAGGACTAGTAACATGAGGTATAGAAACACAATAAGCGGAGAAGTTATTGAAGTCGATGCACCAATCAGTGGAGAATTCTGGGAAGATGCAGATGAAGCAGAAGCTAGAGAAGCTGCTGAAGAGGCTGAAACTGAAACTGCTGAAGAGGCTGAAACTGAAGAGCCTAACAAAAAGGGCGGAAAGAAGGCTTAGAAATGAGCAACTACGCAACTCTTGAAGATATCAACAAGATGTGGCGAAATTTGTTACCGAAAGAGCAGGAGCGTGCAGAAGCGCTCCTGCCTATTGTTTGTGACACGCTTAGGCATGAGGCAAGCTTAACTGGAAAAGATTTGGACAAGATGATTGAAGCATCACCAATTCTAGGGAGCATTGCTAAGTCGGTGACGGTAGACGTAATTACAAGAATGCTACTATCATCTACAACTAATGAACCGATGACACAATTCTCTCAATCGGCGATGGGATATACAACATCCGGCACATATTTAGTTCCTGGAGGAGGACTATTCATCAAAGATGCAGAACTATCCAGGCTAGGGCTAAAAAGACAGAGATTAGGAGTGATTGATATATATGGAGATTAAAGGAATTACCGTAACACTATATGAAAAGCTTGTTACAGGTAAAGATAAATTTGATACAGATATATATGAAGAGCATGCTGTCGACGTTGAGAATGTACTTGTTGCACCGGTAACATCTGATGATATCACAACAGAAAGATCAATTAAGAGCGATAAAGTTATTTACAAACTAGCAATCCCAAAAGGTGATACACACATCTGGACGGATTGCCTTGTTGAATTTTTTGGAAAAAAATTTAAAGTTGTTGGAGAACCCATTGAGGGGATAGAAGAAATGCTTCCATTATCGTGGAATAAACAAGTGCAGGTGGAATGTTATGACTAAGTTTCAGTTAAACAGAAGTGGTGTAAGAGAGTTACTAAGGTCTGATGAGCTTATGGCAGAGTGTAGTAAACACGCAAAAAGAATTCAGAGTAGATGCGGTGATGGTTATGAAATGACAACACATGTTGGAAAGAATCGTGTAAATGCATCTGTGCACGCAAAAACCATTAAAGCACGGAAAGATAACTCGAAAAACAATACACTTCTTAAAGCTATGAGAGGTTAATGATGATTGAGTTAACAGTTTTTGAATGGCTAAAAAGGAATTTATCTGGCATTAAGGTTTACCTTGAAGAACCTAAAGGTGCAGGGGATAAGTTTGTTTTAGTTGAAAAAACAGGAGGAACTGAATCTGTAGGACTGAACTCTGCAACATTTGCTGTACAAGCATATGGCAAGACACGATGTGAAGCTGCAGAGCTGAATGAAAAAGTGAAAGAAGTCATGTATAAGATGGCTGGACCTGATAGTGTTGCAACTAAAGTTGAACTCAATTCAGATTATAATTTCACTGATTTAACGACTAAAAGATATAGATTTCAGTCAGTATACGATATTACTTATTACAATTAGGAGGAATACAAATGGCAACAAATGTGAATGCAGCATATGTTACTGCGGGAAAGCCAAAAGTTGGTGGAGCTATCTGGAGAGCACCGATAGGCACACCGATTCCAAGTGATGCAAAAACAGCACTTAATGCAGCGTTTAAGTCGCTTGGATATATTAGTGATGATGGTGTTAAAAACGAGAACAAGCTAGATACAGATGATGTTAAAGCTTGGGGAGGAAATACCGTAGCCTCTCTGCTTAAGGAGAAGACGGATAAGTTTGAAGTAACACTCATTGAGGCGCTTAATGTAGAAGTACTGAAAACTGCATTTGGTAGCAAGAATGTAACAGGAACATTAGATGACAAAGTAGTGATTAAATCAAACTCATCTGAAACAGAAGATGCAATCTATGTTATTGAAACGGTACTTAAGGGAGGCTATATAAAGCGCATTGTAGTACCTGCCGGAACGATTTCTGAAGTAGGTGAAGTTGAGTACAAGGATGATGCAGTAATCGGATATGAACTAACTATCACTGCAAAGCCAGATGGCTCTGAAAATACGCATTACGAATATATCGAGAAGGCATAAGGAGGTAAGTCATGGCAGAAAAGAAATATGTTAGCGGTGAGACTGAAAGTGGTTTTGTTTTCAACATTGAAGTAGAACGCTTGGATAACATGGAACTAATTGATGCACTTGCAGAACTAGAAGATGATCCATTGCAGATGTCTACTGTTATCAGATTGCTGTTGGGCAAGGAGGATAAAAAGAGACTGTATGATCATGTTAGAACGGATGAGGGAATGGTTCCTAGCGGACTAATCGAAAAAGAACTAGGTGAAATATTCACGTTATCACAAGAGCTAAAAAACTAATCTGCCTTGCTAGCTTCATTAATGTTGATGAGGATGCATTAATATGTGACTTTGTAGAGACGTATCATATATATGATTATCATGTTCTCCCGGCAAGACTTGCAGCCAAGTTAGCAGCCGGATTAAAAGACTCAAGCAGAATAAAAACCAAAGTATCGGGACTAGTGGTAGCTCCCGATACTTTTTTATTAGCATCGATATTTGACATTGTAAATCTGCTGTTGTGGTCTCGCACAGAGGACGGAGAAAAGGGAAGAAATTGTCCTGCAAGAATATCCGCCAATATGGTGAGTGAATTTACTGATAAAAAGGTAAATACTCGCGAAACGCTTATATTTGACTCTGCAGAGGAGTTTGAGGCAGCAAGGGAAAGATTCAGGAGGGATAAATAAATGGCAACGGAATTAGGAAAAGCATATGTACAGGTTATCCCATCCGCAAAAGGCATTGGAGGGATGCTTAAAAAGTCGATGGGCGGCGATATGGATAGTGCTGGCACATCGCTTGGAAAAGGATTAGGAAGCAAGATAAAAGCAGCGATAATTGCCGCTGGAATTGGAAAAGTATTAAAAACTGCGATATTCGAGGGAGCAAAACTAGAACAGTCGCTAGGCGGTGTAGAAACACTATTTAAAGGGTCTGCTGGCCGAGTGAAGAAGTATGCGGCAGAAGCATATAGAACTGCTGGGATGTCAGGAAATGAATACATGGAAAATGTTACATCGTTTTCTGCAGCTATGATTAGCTCCTTGGGAGGAAATACCAAGAAAGCTGCCAAACTATCAAACCAGGCAATTACAGATATGTCTGACAATGCGAATAAAATGGGAACCGATCTCAGTATGGTTACTCAGACATATCAGTCGTTAGCGCGTGGACAATACCAGATGCTTGATAATCTTAAATTAGGTTATGGCGGTACTAAAGGTGAAATGCAGAGGCTTTTAAATGATGCTGAAAAGCTCACCGGTAAGAAGTACGACATCAGCAGTTTCTCAGATGTAACTCAAGCTATTCATGCTATTCAAACACAGATGGGAATAACCGGCACAACAGCTAAAGAAGCTGCAAGTACAATATCTGGTTCCTTCAACATGATGAAGTCGGCTGCTAAAGATTTTTTAGGCAACTTGACGCTAGGTAGAGATGTAAGTAAGTCAATGGAGAACCTTGTTACATCAACAGGCACATTCCTCAGTAATCTATTGCCAGCATTAGGGAATATCGCGAAGGGACTTGTAAATGTAATTGGCACTACATTTCCGCAGGTGTTTAGCAAAATAGGCAATAGCCTTGGAGCAAGTATGCCAGGACTTATATCAAAGGGATTAACTATGGTTACCCAATTCACAGCAAGCTTAAGAAAAAATGCTGGAAAGTTTGTTAGCGCTGGTATGGAAATGCTCTTGAAATTAGCCCAGGGATGGGCAAAATCTATGCCTGTAATGATTCAAAAGGTCCCACAAATAATAACAAATATTGCAGGTATTATAAATGATAATGCACCCAAGGTACTTGCTACTGGTGTAAAAATCATCGTTACATTAGCAAAGGGTATAATCCAAGCTATTCCAACATTAATTGCTAACATTCCACAAATCTTAAAGGCTATGTGGAATGCATTTACAGCGTTCAACTGGATGAGTTTAGGATCATCGATGATTAGCGGTATAGCAGGAGCATTAAGAAGTGGAATAGGTTCGCTATTTAGTGCAGCTCAGAGTTTATGTGTATCGATAGTCAACGCATTTATCAACTTGCCTACAGTGCTATTTAACGCAGGTGCAACAGCTATTGTACACATGATTCAAGGATTTAGATCTGCCTGGGGAGTTATCACTAGCATTGGTGGTCGAATTGTAATTGCGATTGTATCTGGACTAGCAAGTTTAGCTAGTCATATGTGGAGCAAGGCAAAAAGTGCTATTTCAAGAATGAAAAGTGCATTTACCACCGGTGGATGGAGCAGCATAGGAACCCACATTATTTCTGGAATTATAAGAGGTATTGCTGGTGCAGCTGGTAGATTATTTTCGGCAATGAAAAATCTAGCATCAAAGGCTCTTTCAGCAGCTAAAAAGGTACTGGGTATTAATTCGCCATCAAGAGTATTTGCTGCCGAAGTTGGTAAGTGGATACCAGCAGGTATTGCAGTTGGTGTAACTAAAAATTCAGACATACTAAGTGGAGTTATGGATGAGACTGCAAGAAATATGACAAATTCATTTAATCCAAACCTTGTACGAAACGCACAAATTAGTTGGAGCGGAGCAACTCAAGGCAATGCTACAAATCCAGCAGGGAATGTTGTTCAGAATATCAATATTTATCAGCCCGTTAAGACTCCTGGAGAAACGGCAGAAGCTATAAAAAATACAGCTAAGTATGCATTTGCGGGGGACTATATATAAATGAAAAACAAAGGATATTGTGTTAGAGCCATCCGTAGTGATGGCCTAACGTTTAATTATGAAAACGATGATTGGATGATGACATCGCTTGATGGTGCAGAATTTCCTCAAATTGAAGTGTTTACTGAGGCTAAAGGAATAGGTGATGGCGACCTGATAACTGGTCGACGCAAAGGTTCGAGAACTATAGAAGTTGCTACAGTTCCTAGAAATTATGATGATGGAGATTATCGAGAACTGCGTAGAGCGGCTTTATTTTTTCACAATCCGTCATTTACCTATGATGTTGAAATAACATACATGGGAGATGTCAAAATCGCAAAAGGATGTGCGATTAAAGGACTTACATTTCCTACAGAAAGATATCGGAAAAATGCATCACTTAAAGTATCGTATTTATCGCCTTATGGCGAACTTTTTGCCGTTGGCGAGGAACAATCAAATTTCTCTAGCATAACACCAAGGTGGGGTGTTACCAGATCATATATAGCAGGGAAGAAACTGCTGTATTCTACAGAAGATAGGTCGGATAGTGTCCTCATTGAATATGAAGGTACTGCAAGGACAAACCCTGTAATAAACATCATGGCAGATGGCTATGTTAAAGATTTAGTTGTAAAGATTGGTGCAGTAACGTGCATTGTTGAAACAACGCTGAAAAAGGGAGATATCGTAGTTATAGATGGTTCTAAAGCTTATGCAACTCTTAATGGTGAGATGATAAAGAGTCCCGTTGACTTCAGAAAGCTGAAGCTTATACCAGGGGCAAATCTAATAACAATAACCTCTTCGAGCGGTAATGCTTTCAAATCTAAAATTACATATACAGGAAGGTATGACGGCATATGATAAATTTTTACGACAAAGCAATGAATCCGCTAGAGCCAATCGAGTTTATCGAGATTACATGGAACAGAAAGTGGAATGAAGCTGGAGACTTTACAATATATACAATCGCAAGTGAATGGAACGATAAAATCAAGTATATAAACATTGATGGACGCTCTGAAACGGGAATTGTGAAAAAGACCGTTATTGAAGAAAAGATAGAAGGAACCTTTGTTACGGTGAAAGGGTACTTTTTAGAAAGACTGTTAGATTTAGTTCAAGCCAGAGAAGATAGTAACGCATTTGCTAAATCGACAGAACATCCAGAGTGGGATGATTGGGTAAGTGCCACAATTGATGCCAGGGTACTTATAGATAATGTGATTGGACTTGAAAATCAGCCAAGACCGTCATTTTTGGGAGGGATATACGCAACCGAAGGGGGTAAATGGCCAGATGAAGTGAGTCTATCGATAAAGCAAGGAGATAATATAGGAGAGACTCTTCGCAATTACCTTGCGCTGTGGAATATGTCACCGATAATTGAAATTAGAAAATGGCCACTTGGTCCAGTCATGGAGAAATGGGACAAGGATCCAGACGAGCCACACTTCACTTATCTCATTGGACCAAAAGCAGGCAGAGATCTTAGTGAAAAAATCATTTTTGGCAAGGGGTATGAAAATGTGTCCAGAGTCGAATATCAATATGATGATAGCGATGCTTTTCCGTATTATCAAATACTTCAAACTATGGAGACAAACGGATTCTCAAATGAATCAATAATTACAGATGAAGGTGGAAATAGCAGAGGAAGAATTACCGAATTCTATATCGATGAGAACAACAGACCAATAGATGTAGATTATTATCCTAAGAAGGTGATTGAGGGTAATGTGTCTGGAATCGAGCTTAAGCCTGCGAACGAAGCACAGATAAGAGAACAAATGCGACAGCAAGCTAAAGTTGACATGCTTAATCATTATAAGCAAGAAACTATAGTGGCAGACATCATTCAGAATAATATTTATTATCTAGATGATTATGATATCGGTGATTTATGCAGCATCTCATTTGATGAGATTGAGCAGACATTCAAAGCTCGAATTGTAGAAGTGAACGAAACATATAGCAAAAACAGACTGGAATTAAAGATTACATTTGGCACACCTAGAAAATCTAGATATATTCCAGTCAGCCTGTAGGAAGGAGGATATATGATAAGTTATCCATTTATATCAAAAACTACACCATCTGATCCATATGGAGATAGAGCGATCGACCATAGGATGGAACGCACGTTTAATAAAATGTGCTGGAGTAATGGTGTCTTTATGACAAGTGCAGATGGTAGCAATTTGCAGGTTGTGGCAAACGGAGGAATGACAGTGGGGGTGATGCCTGGAGGCTGCCATATTGAAGGTACAAGAGGTTATGAGCAAAACAAAAGGATTATCTCTATCAGTGCTGCACATACCTCGTTGAAGAGAATAGATAGAATTGTTGCAAGAATGGATGATTCTGATAGCGTAAGAAGCATTGAGATTTATAAGAAGGAGGGTGTATCATCCACGACTCCAACGGCTCCTGAACTTGTGAGAGAATCAAACTACTACGAGATTGCACTTGCTGACATATACGTTATGCCAGGAGCAACAGAGATAACCAATGCAAACATTGTTGATAAAAGACAAGATAGAGAGTTGTGTGGAATGGTTATTCCGGCATTTCCAACTCCAATGAACCTAGAAGCGATAACCACTCAGTATATTACATTGCTAGAATCTGCTGTTAATAACACTGCAGCTGGGAATTTGCAAAATAAAATTGATGCACTGAGAAGCGATATAGCTAAGGCAAACGTTAAGATGACCGATGTGCACATCAACAATGCATCGTTAGAGTCTGAGCTTGTTGCTTACTTTGGCAGCAGTATAAGAGCATAGGAGGTAGAAAGATGATAAGTCTTAATAACACGCTTGCAGCTATCACAGAAAAGTTTAAAAGCATCGATGAGGCGGACACAGGCATCAGAACAAAGGTTATAACCAAAACGCTCAACGTAAAGAAGGGTATAAACTCCCTAGGCAGTATCGGTATCGAGGTGGATAAAATCATGTCGATTAGTGGAGCGGTACAGTATGCGAATTATACTTTGCCATTATCTTATCCAATGATTAACTACGGAAGTGGAGGATATATCGAGTGGGGATTAGCTACAATTGTTCGTTCAGGGAGTCTTGAACTTATATCAGGAGCCGAATGGAACAATTGCAAAGTTAAGGTTGTTATCTCCTATATGGGGGGGGTAAAGCTCTGTAAATTCAAGGCTTTCAAGCGATTTGCAAAACTAATAAAGATGGGAGGTGTTGCATAATGATATCTCTCAATAAATTTATGGCAGAAGTGAAGAATAAGTTGAAGAGGCTTGAAGATAAGAAATATGTAAAAGATACCTTGTCTTTGAGCGGAACATGGACAGCTCCACATGACGGAATCGTTACTTGTAGCGGAAGAGCAACTGCTGCAGGTGCATATTTGTTTTGCAAAGATTTAACAGAAAATGAATATGTTGGATTGTGCACAATTGCGAATAATCAGCAGTATGGCTCTGTTTGCTTTGCTGTAATTAAAGGGCGCAGCTACAGCTTCTTACACAGCAATTGGGGCGAGCAACGCAACGTGTACATTCATCAGAATTAGGAGGAATCAAATTGTTAGACTGGACAAGCATTGTAGTAGCTTGCGTATCGGCACTTGGGGCGGGCGGGGGCTCGCTGTACGGTATTCGCAAATCGAGCTGCCTTACTGATTACAAGATAGACAAGCTTACGGAAGAGGTTAGGAAGCATAACGACTTCGCATCGAGGATTCCTGTAATCGAGGAAAGACTCGAGGTGGTGAAGCATCGATTAGATGATTTAGAAAAAAATAAATAAGTTAGTTAGCCGGGCGAAAGCTCGGCATTTTAATTGTCTGAAAGGAGGACAAAATGAATCTAGATTTTATTTCAAAACTTTTTATTCCAATGGTACT